ACGTGCACCTTTACCTATTGAAGATGAGCTCGGGGAACCCCCAGACGCCGGCAGGCTCGGAGAACTTCCGGATGCCTTTATCGTGCCACCAGTATCAGCCACGAGTTTTGTCATTTCAGACGATGGCGTTGGTGCATCTCCCATGATAGCTCCTGCGAGCGCTTCTGCGATTTCCTCACCAAACATTGATCCAAATATACCACCACCAATACCACCGATTGCAGTACCTAGGCCTGGTATTGGTATTAATGCGGTACCCATGGCACTTCCCGCAATCGCTCCTAAAGTGGCCCCACCAAGACCACCAAAGACTTTAGCCATCTCTTTAGTCTTCTGTGCACGAGTTAAGTCTTCGTTTACTGCGATCATTCCAAGAGTTCCGACTCCCAGTAATTGACCTAGAATGGGAATTCTTTTACCAAGTTTTGCCATACCCCCAAGGATCTTTGCGCCTTTTGGTCCGATGAATTGTGCGAGTTTTCCTGCCTTCGCAACAGCTTTATTATCACTGCCGGCCATTTGAGATACTCTTTTCTGCGCGGCATCTACTATTTTACTCTTAGAAGTTGATGTAGAAGCGCCGACTCCCTTTAATGCTTTGTCTGCCGCGTCTGCTTTTATTCGTTTACCACCTTCCATCAAGTTGCCGGCTTTGTCAATCTTAAACCCCTTTGCCTTTAGTGCTTCTTTTTGGGCTCCGGTCAACGACTTCGTCGTGCGAGCGTTTCTCTGCATTCTTTCATTACCATCAAGAACTGGCGGTGTTCTTCCCGTAACAAAATTCTTTGCATTGGACAATCCAGTCCCAACGCTCTTAACGGCATTGCCGAGGACGGAACCCGCACCCCTTACGCCCTTATCGAGACTACCCATCATTTTTCTATAGGTGCCGGTCAAGATTGCAGTTGATGTGGCCAGGGCGGGTACCGATTCTTTGAATGATTCGAAATCACCTTCTTGAATTGCAATAATTCCGTCCAGAGTTTTGCCAAGGATTTCGTTACCCTTCGTATACATGTCTGTGAGTTTCGGAACCTCAATACCGGCTTTATCTACGAGACCCTTTACCCCTGTAATAAAATTATTGACGGCCTCTCCCGCCTTTTGTGCATTCTCACCACTAAGAAAAGCACCGACGCCTGCGATACCCAAACCAGCACCAATAGCATAACGTCCTAGACCTAAACCAATAGAACCACCACCCGCACCAGCGATTCTATTTTTGGTGTTGTCCATTAGACCACCAAGTCGGCTCTTGCTCTTAGGGTCCTTGTCCTTTCCGGTTAACTTGGATTCGTTTTCTGCATTCAATGCGTCAGCGGCTGCCTCAACACGCGCCTTTCTCGCTTCTTCTTCGCTTTTACGTTTTTGTTTTTCGGACTCTTCAAATCTCTCTTGATTGGCTTTTTCAGACGCCGCAAGTTGTTCCGCTAACGACGCGCTCTGGTCAGCCATCCTGTTAAGGATATCTTCAGTCTTTTTTTCATCATTCTGTTCTTTTAGAGCAGTAATGACATCATCTAACGTCGTTTGTTCGGCCATTTTTTATCCTTGTTGTTTCGCACGTTCCGTTTTTTCCTCAATGTCGTCTATCAACATTTGGAGGTAAATCTCCCTCTCCCAAGGTATCATATGTTCAACTTCGTCCAGTGAGTAATTGAAGTTGTTGAGCAGTTGAAAGTTGACTTGATAGTAGTTCATCAAGTTATCGTGAGAGAGGTTTACTAAAAAAAATCATCAATACCTTTCAATTCACGAACATTATCGTGACCACAAGACTTGCACTTAAACTCCAAGTCCTGTTTGATTGCGGGGGCTGAATTTACAAAGTCCGCAAGCTTTTCAAACTGTTCGGTTGTCATTGAGTCTATAAACTCTAACACCGATTCTCTCGATTCGTCTGAGAGGTCTACCTTTTCTTCTTCGGTCAGAACCGATCCCATACATGCCATTATCAATTCCAACAACCCTTCTGTTTGTGTTTCGCTGTCTAGAAGCTTTGTGTTGTTCATAAACTCTTCATACGTCGGGTATTTCATCAACAACGAAACATCGTCGGTTATCTGTAGCACTCCGTCTTTGATTTCACCGTCTATTTGTATCGAGTCCAAGTCTACCTGTACCTCATTTTCAGAGTCACATTCTTCGCACTGTATGATGAGGTCCGCTTGCTCTCCGACTGACTTGGATCTAATCTTGGTGAAAAGGTAATCCACATCAAAGGTAGTGAGTCTCCCCGATATTGGTTCTTCAACACATGAGTGTATGGTTCTAATGATCGCTCGAACTATGTCGGATCTTTCTTGTGTTTCATATGCAATCATTAATGCTTTCTGCTCCTTTACTAAGAAAGGACGAAAGGTTGTCTTTTGTCCAGACGAAGGAACTGTCACCACATAACTAGGTGACACATTCAGTTTTGGTAATGCCATAATGTATCCTAATAATTTAAATAATTCCGCCTAGATTGATACCTATCTTGGAATCAATCAGGTCTGCAAGTTTACTTCTCGCGTCTTTCTTCACCACCCATTTGGTGTATGCAAAGTTCACTTGAAGTTCTACGATCCCCCCTTGACTGGTCAGACTGATCGCGTTTTGCGTTATGGGAAACGCATCTTCTAAGGTCACGCTGTATATAGAGCTGCCCAATAGATCAAAGTTGATGTCTAGTATACCCAGATCAAACCCGAAACGAGCCTGTGGTTTTGACAGTTGATGAATTGTGATGTCTTTCGCAAAACCACCGCTACCGTCCTTTCCTTTTTTCCATTGTATGTTCCCGTTTTCTTCGTTGACCATCTGGGACATCCACTCATCAAAGTACTTCCTTGGACCATAGTCATTGGTCATGTAGAACGTCATGTTAAGGTCAGACATCGCGAAACCGTTTACAACCTTCTCAGTGTGTACCCCAATGGACCTATCTAAGGTCAATATCTGTTTACCAGGCATGTCCACATCCTTACATAGGATGTTCATAGTGTCTCCTCTCATACCCGCAAATGGGGGCAACTCTACCGCGAAGTGATGAGAGAATGCCAAACCATTCTTGAGACTCACCTTTGATTTTAGTTCTTCTATACCTGCCATACGTTAGTCGCCTATCATACTTTTCGAGTCGGAGTACACCTTTTGGTTACTCGCGTATCGGAAATCTGCCGTCGGTAGAAATGTCGCGATCTCCCACTCAGGGGCGGGAACCATCGCGAATCTACCGTCAACGTGTTTGTTCAAATAGTGTTTAAAACACGGTCTGAAGTGCTTAAGTTTTGCGGTTCTGGTCAAGAGTTGATACGACATCTTGAAGCGGGTCGACTTGTCAAACTTGGTATTATTAGTGATGTCCATCAACGCGTCCAACATCTTTGCACGTAGTATTGGAGGTAGGTAGTGTAGGTTTAATCCATAGAACCCATCTTTTGCAGGGCCTACCACAACTACTAATGGAAACGCATCGTAATACGGCAGTTTCTTTCGGTCGTTCTTAAACTTAGGATCGTAGAAGAACATATACATGTTGCCCACGACCTCTTGCCCAGTCTTCTTGAGTGGATCCTCATCCATCAACTCTTCACGTTTAACACTGCGAATGTTTTTGATTTTGTTTTGAAACCATCTGCGGGATTCCTTGGTACGGGGTGTAATACCCGCACGGAACGCCTGCAACTCTAAGTTCTGGAATATTTTAGACATAAGACCCTTGTCCTAAAACCTTTCTCTCTATTTATACACGTTTTTTGCGTTTCTTGAACGCAGGCATCTTTTTGAGTGGTTTCTTGGACTTGACGCGTTGCGCAGCCTTGGGCATGATACCCTTTGTGGTGAGTTCTTTCTCTGTCCATATCTCAAACTGATATCCACGGTCCTTTGCATACTCGACCGCAGCCTTCCACTTGGATTGGTTCTTGATGTAGGTGAGACCCTCAGTCATGAGTGTCTGTCGAGACTTGCCCTGTTTTTTCTCTGGTCTCTTGGTCTCTTTGGCAGGTTTGACCTCAACCAACACCACACGACCCGACTTGTACTTGATCACAAAGTCCACGTAGTATCGGTGGGGTTTCTTGTCGGTCTCGCAGATATAGGGTATGACCAACTCCTCAGAAACCCACTGGACCACGTCTGAGTTCTTGTCGCACCACATCATCACATACTTCTCCCACCCTGAACGGTAGACGATTTCGTTCACGTCGCCTGCATACTTTTGTGGTTTGGTGGGTTTATACTTCCCTTTATACGTTTTCATAACGTCTCAGTAGGACCATACAGTTGAGGCGGTCAGTGGAAGGGTAGTAGAACTCTCGCACCTTGCGGTATGGGAAGTCGTCTCGATCCAGTTGGTTGTCGATGACCGCCTTGGGGTATAGGTCTCCCATACATCGGACGTAGTCGTCCACCAACATCCACTCGACACCCGACTCAGCGCATAGGTCCATGTCCTGAACCATTCCCTTGGGTGTATGGTCCCCATCAATGAAAATCATATCATAACCAGATACGTCGTCAGGTATCAACTGGTGTGAGTCGCATAGGGTGAACTGGAATCGATCCTTAAACTGATCCTTGATCTTCCCAGCATTGACCTCTGTGTGTGGGTAGTGTCCAATGTCTGTGGAGTGCACTCTTACACGACGATTGACGGATAGGAACGTGTACGCACTATGACCAAAGTTGAACCCAATCTCGAAGACGGTATTTGCCTGCGTCATAGATAATATACTCGCAAACGCCAGACACGTCTTATTATCAGGCAGAACGTGACCCTCAATGGTGTCCCATCCCTCAGTCAGGAATTTAGTGTCGTCTACTAGGTTCATCGATTTCGTGTATAAATAGTGTAACGATATTTATAGACGCGAGATTATCATGTCAGACGATCCAAATGTAGTAGTAAGCAGTCGCCTCGTAAAGAAGGGTGAAAGTGAAGGTACTGGTACTCAAAATCCTTTAGGTGATGTGACAGTATCAACGGATGATGCTGTTGTAAAAGAAATGTCTGAAGCCGAGATCGCAAAGGCTAAGGAAGACGCTCTTAAAGTACCATCACCACCGGGCCCTCTAAAGTATCCCTATCATAGGGAGGGTCGATATCCGGCATGTATAAAATTTAGTATAAAAGAGGTTCATGGTGCCGCAATCGAAGGTGTTCCCGATATATTGACGGGTCTGAAAGAAAAGTTCGATCTATTCGTTTCCGCCGCGGGAGGTGATGCAGAAAAGATTGCCGCTGCAGAAAAGGCAGCAGAGGCTGGTCAAGCAAAAAGAGATGCAAATGGTGATGGTGACGCACCAGTGTCCTCATATGAAAGAACTGACGTTACTTCAGGGATCAAGATATACCTACCCCAAGGGTTTTCTACAGGGGACGCATTACAGTATTCCAATGCTGACCTTGGTATGACAGGTGCGGCAGCACTTAATGCATTTAATAACGGCGGTGGATTCGGTGAAGCGATCGGTGAGATGTTCAAAACCGGATTCGGTTCTTTAACTGACGCATCGGGTAATGGTAAAGACCTCGCACAGCTTACGATTGCACGTAACGCTAAAGGTATTTTAGGAAAACTAATGCCTGACGAATTGCAATTACCTCTCCAATTATCCTCGGCAGTAACTGTCAACCCTAATACTCGCGCTATGTTTAAGGGTGTAGGTTTACGCACATTCCAGTTTCAGTTCAAATTTCTACCCGTCTCCGAACGTGAGGCACAAGAGGTGGAGGAGATCATCAAACGTTTTCGACTACACGCATACCCAGAATCTATTCAGGCAGGGGCTATATCAGCAGGTTACAAATACCCACACATGTTTGACATAACTCTGACTGCAAACGGTCAACCGATCGGAACCAAAATCAAAACATGTGTGTTGGAGTCTATTACTACCAGCTACAATGCGAGTTCTATGGCTTGGCATAAGGGTCCAGAAAAGTCTTATGCATCTGAGTATGACTTAACACTCTCTTTCCGTGAAGAAGTCGCATTGAACGCACAAGACATAAGGGACGGATTCTAATGTATTTTAAAAACTTTCCGGTAGAGTTGTATGAGTTCGATGCTGGATCTGCGGTAACACAGGACCTAACACGATATGTAGAAGTAGTTGATCAGGTACGTCAGAACGCATCGTTCTATCAGGACTACTATATCCAACATGGTGAACGCGCAGACCACGTGGCATACAAACTATACAATAACCCTCAATTGCACTGGACTCTGTATCTACTCAATCCGCAGATACGTGAGTCTGGATGGCCATTAACGGACCTAGAGGTCCTCTCTAAAGTCAAGAAAGACTACCCACACATCGTACTCAACACGACCTCAGATATCACCGACAAATTTAAAGTCGGTCAGATCGTCACTGGTCAACGCTCAGGTGCGGGTGGTGTAGTTGTCGATAAGAACGTGGATCTGGGTCAACTCGTTATAGAAACAAACGATACCTTTAAGAACGATGGTGTTCCAGAGTCTATTATATCCGTGGTGGGTGAACAGATCGAGACGATCGAGGCACAGTCTGCTGTCCCTCAACATCTATCTACGCGTCATTATCTACAAGACGGTGAGGTTATTACCAATTGGATCGATCTTAAACCAACCCCATCTGAGACTATAGTGACACAGTATGATTTTTATGTCAAGTCCAATAACCAATTGAAACAGATCTCTGTCATTCGCGCTGATAGTATTCGTCAGGTAGTGGGTGCAGTGATTGACGCGTTGAAAGCATGAGCACTAAAAACCAAGAATTAGAAACGATCTTCAAGTTTGACGTATTGGAGATCACTGCGAGTTGGGATCCAGAGGTCAAGATAGACATGAAGACTATCGTCTCTGATCTGGACATCTTTGAACATCTGGACAAACCGTGGATGACGGGTTTGATTGCCTTCGAGGATACGTCTGACATCTTGTCTGGTATCGGGTTAGGAACAAACGACCGTGTTGAAGTGAAGATCAGTCGTACCGAAGACCCTATCGGAGTTTTCTGCCATAAGTTTTTTCGTATTGATAAGATTGTGGAGAAAATCAATCAGGGTCTCAATGAGAACACTCAGGTTGTTTTGCTTCACTTAATCGAAGAAGTCTGGTATGAGTCCAATGCGATTAATGTAAACAAGTCTTACGAGGGTAAACCAGGCCAGATCATTAAATCAATATCCGAGTCATTCCTCACTGATCGTACTGTGATTGATTATAACACAACCGTACAAGATATGAAAGTCATCGTTCCGAATATGACTCCGTTAGAGGCTATCTCTTGGATCAAGAATCGTGCAACCACAGAAAAGGGTTATCCACTCTTTGTCTATTCTGCGATGCCAGTTTCATCGGCTACCGATTTTTTCTGGTGTATGGATCTTGAATTCATGTTAAATCTGGAACCGTGGACCGAAGACGCCCCATTCAATAATTTCGCATCTTCTCAAACATCCAGAGGACGATCACAACGTCGTACTATCAAGGCATACGAACATAAGTCATCCGAAGATCTCAATCCTCTTATTAAACAAGGTCTCATCGGTGCACGTCACCAGTTCATTGATGTCACTGACATGCACGTGGAGAAGGTAGACTATAATCATGAGACAGATATCAATGAGTTGTTAACTGAACGTGGTATGAAAGGCCGCGGAGTGCTTCCCTCTCATTTCTCTGTCCATGATAAGAAACTCACTGAAATGGCAACCAAAGATAAAACCCTTGGTAATCGTGTTATCACTACAATCGGAGGTACCGAAGCATATAAAGGTACCCACACTATCGATGAACGTGATAAGAAATCATCCTATAAACACAAACCATTGTCTGCCGCATTCAAGACTCTCCTGTCTTACGATACTCTAGTTGCAGTCGTAGACGGATATGATTTCACCATACCTAATCATCTCAATACTATTGGACGCGTCATGTCTTTTCTCTTCATGTCTACTCAATCAAATCCAGAGACTCTAAGAGAACAGTTTGATAAACAGAAGACAGGTAACTACCTTATCTACGCTGCAAAACATTCATTCAAATCTGAAGGATATGATGTAACGCTTACTGCTGTTAAACTCACACATGGTGAATACAATGATTCCTAAACAATTCCTTGAATACTATGGAGATCAGACACGATGGTTCCTAGGTGAGGTTGTTAATGTAAAGGATGATCCTCTCCAGCTAGGACGTGTTCGCGTAAAGATTTTTGGAGTCTATGACGAAATAGAAGAACCAGACCTACCGTGGGCACAGATCGTAGTTCCTATCACACAAGGTGTACATGAAGGTAAAGGACAGTATCTTGGTATGTTAGTGGGAACTCACGTATTCGGTATCTTTCTGGATGGTAAGGATTCACAACTCCCTCTCGTTCTAGGGACGATTCCAAAGAAAGACGATAATAATCAACGTGCTACAGAGAACTATCCCCATAATAAGATCTATCAAACCGAACAGGGACACTTCAAAGAGTATGATGACACACCTGAGAACACACGCATTAGAGAACAACATGCTTCTGGCACATACACCGAAATGGAACACAACGGAGGTATGCGAACAGAGGTCCAGAAAGACCAGTATATACGCGTTAAGGGTGATGCAGAGATCGAAGTAGGTTCCAAAGATGGAGGGAACCGCGCAAACGTTACTATAAGAGGTGACTGCAATATTACAGTGACAGGAGACGCGAAGATCTCAGCGAAGAACGTTTCAGTAACAGGCACAGACACCGTGACGGTACGCGGCGGTAATGGAGTTCGTCTGGGATGACATCCATTACGATACCTCTGCCGTGTCCTGAAGGGGGACTACCGACTAAGGCAGATCTCACTAACATGTTCAATCAGATCACAGCGATTCCCAGCGACATCGAAGCGAAACTGGTTGAATTCAAACAGCAGGTCGCTAAGGACGCTGAGGACACACTAGACCGTATCCGTAACTTGGAAGAAGAGATTGCGGTGAAGTCCGGTGAGGAACGTGCTAGACTGGAAGCAGACCTAGAAGCACTGAAGAATGGAGAGGACCCATTAGGTATTGTATCAGAGTTTGAAGATAAGATCAAGGAAATTGAAGATACTATTGATAATGTCGCGACACTCTTTGAACCGTATTGGGAGAAGGGTAGGACAGTCCGTCAGTTAGAGAAGGAAGCAGAGGACGCATTCACAGAACTTGTGCAGGAGTTTCATATCTTTATTCCTGTCAAGATGATGGAGATGATCAGTAAGATTATTCCTGTAGAGTTTGCGGTTCCTATTATGGGATTGTCTATTGATGTATTGCGACTGATCAGTGAGCCATCTTATCAGGAAGAACTCAAGGCACAGATCTCTGGGTGGACAGAAGAGTATACCACAAAACTAGAGACATTGCAAGAAGATTTTGAATCAGGGAAACTCGAACAGGATGCGTATGACTCTGCATTAGGTATGTTAGAGGATGAGAAAGCGAAAGTGCTTGATGCCTTCTATATGCTTGTTCCCGAACAGTATAGACTACACGATGGAGAGTTCGGTGTCAAGTGTGAAGAGTGGAAGGCAAAACTCACATGGTCTTATATTAAAAACGAGATCATGGAATGGTGCACGATGTCACTGTTCAAACTGTTCGATAAACTGATCGGTAAGTTCAAAGAGATATGGGACGCATTAGGTCTGCCCAACTTACCTATTCCATTGTCTTTTGATATGGCAGAATGGGTTCGCGCAGTCATAGACATGGTCGTAGAAAAGTATACAGAAGAACAGAACCGCATACTCGGCGACCTAGAGAAACTACAGAACCTTGACGTAGAACAAGAACTCGCAGACTTAGAACAGGATGTTGAGGATAATATAACACAGTTAGAGTCAGATGTCAAGAACTTTGATGCACAAACTGAGTTAGAGAACGAATTAAACCAGATAGGTCTTGACATGATCGATGAGATCCTAGAGACCAGTATACCATTACCCGCACCTTTTGACATCACTCTCGTAGAAGTATTCGGTGGTGAGATAGAAGGAAAGGTCACGTGTCTGGAAGAACGTATTAATCAGATCGTCACTGCGGCACGTGACTGGAAAATAATCTCCATGAAGGAACTGTTCAATATCTGGTTACGTAAGATCAAGAAGTTTCTGTCTGCGATCGGTCTGGGAAAGCTGTTATCGTTCTTAGACTTTACGCTGTGTGATGTCATGGAGCTGATCGGACTACCGCTGGAGATAGAGATACCCTTACCAGACCTGTCCGTTATAGGAGTGGAGCCCCCCCTACTTATAGCAGTTGAACGGGTCCCCCACAGAGCAGGGGGTTTAGCTCTCCCCAGCCTCGATGACATTCAAGCCCCCGATACAGAAAACATGACCGAAGAAGAATTCCAAGAATTTATCGACGGTCTGGTATAAATAGAACAAAACACATTTCAGAGATTCTACTATGGCGACCACAGTATTCTCATTAGAAGACAAGGACATCACCAAACGTCCCATTACAAGTTCAAGTCCAGCGGAGAACTCCGACTTAGACCTGTCCTTTAGTATCTCTCCAAAAGGAAACCTCTATAAGAAAACTTCGGTTGCGTCTGTTAAACAGTCTATACGTAAACTGTTGTTAACTAATCGCGGTGACATTCCGTTTCAACCATTGTTAGGCGCGGACCTGAATCGTCTTCTCTTTGAACTATCTACGGATCTGGATGAAGACGACATAGAGACAATTGTTGCTGAGACGATACGCAGATACGAACCACGCGTGGGTATGACGAAAGTCAAAGCGAATTTGGATAGTGATAATAATGCGTTAAGGATATACATTGTGTTTCAGATAATTGAGAATTTAAAAGTAGAGACGATGGAAGTGTCCATCTCAAGGATACGATAATGGCAGTGAAAACTACAGACCTAGACTTCTTAGAAATCAGACAGAGTCTAAAACAACACTTTAAGAAGTATGACGAATACAAGGACTACAACTTTGAAGGTTCTGGTCTGTCGAGTATTATGGATGTGCTTGCGTATAATACTCATGTGAATGGTCTTATCGCGAACATGGCGATCAATGAGTCGTTCCTTAGTTCGTCACAATTACGTTCCAGTGCGGTCAGTCATGCAGAGACTTTGGGTTACACACCGAAGAGTAATACAGCATCGACCGCATACCTAGATCTCAGACTCACCACGGATACGAGTTCTGTTTCTCCAAAAAGCGTAGCGGGTGCCCCCAAAAAAATCAGCAAAGGACATGCAGTCTTCGCAGAAGTGGGTGATACCGCATACCGATTCGTAACAACAGATGATACATCGGTAGTCGGTAATGTATCCTCAGACGGGACAATCACCTACGACTGGACGGGCGTCGAAGTCAAGGAAGGAACTTATCGCGAAAAAACCTTTTTAGTGTCATCCGAAAAAGATGCGGTATACGTCATACCAGATACCAACGTAGATGTGTCTACAATGATCGTCACGGTCTCTGAGAACCCTACCACTATGGAGACAGTATCATATTCTAACATTCTGTCAGTCCCTTCTATTACTCCAGATTCGCGTGTCTATATGATTAAAGAAATCTCGAACGGATACTACGAGATGTTCTTCTCTGACGGTAATGTATTAGGAGAAGGGCCTGGGGTCGGTTCGGTTATTCGAGTTTCTTATTTACAGACATTGGGCGAAAAACCAAATGGTGCGATTAACTTCAATGCGGATCGTCTGGACGGATTGCGTATCGAAGTAACTAATACTACAGAAGCGGGTGGAGGCTCTGATAAGGAATCCCTTAGTTCTATTAAACTCAACGCACCAAGAGCGTTTGCATCACAACAACGTTTAGTGACTGCCGAAGATTACGCAGCGATGATACAGTCAAACTATGGAAATGATATCCAAAATGTTATCGCATGGGGTGGAGCAGATAATCAACCACCAGAATATGGTAAGGTATTTGTCAGTCTTGATTTTTATGAGGGGGTCCCATATCAGCGACAAAACATTGTAAAGGAATCCATTATATCAGATTTGACTTCGCACCTTTCTATTATGTCAATAGATACAGAGTTTGTCAATCCAAAGAAAACTTACTTAGAAATCAATACCGTCTTTCAGTTAGACGCAGTTTCTAAGATTGATACACCAGAAGGACAATCTAGCACAGTCATGCAGTTTATTGTAGACTATGTAAAAGAGAACCTTGGAACCTTTGGAACAGTATTCCGCCGTTCAAATCTATTGAGTGATATTGATTCTATCCATCCTAGTATACTCAACTCACGAATGGAAGTCAAGGGTCAACAACGAATTACTGTAATCGAACCAAGGGCATTAAGTCATGTGATAGATTACCCATTCGCGTTAGCATCTCCGGACAAGGACGTTAATACTGTAACAACATCTCCTTTCTTATGGCAAGGAAAAAATGTCATTATTAAAAATGAATTAGGGTCCCATAAATTACAGATCTTTAACCTTGATGGTGAACTAGAGTTCAGTAACATCGGTTACTATGACGAAGCAAAGGGACAGGTTTTAATAAATGCATTGGAAGTGCAAACAAATCTACTTCCAGTAGAGATCAAGATCTCAGTGGTTCCTGCCAATTCGTCGACGATCAGACCATTACGCAACTATATTATAGAACTTGATGAGGGCTTATCTACATCTCGTGCAATCATTGATGAAGGGACGATTAAGGTCACATTATAATGGCAATACAAACGGACGACCGTCGAACTCATATCGGACTGCATTCCAACACAGTAAGGAATGCGGTACCTGAGTTTTTCGTTGAGCAATACCCAGAGTTTATACAGTTCCTTGAAAGGTACTACGAGTACATGGAAGGGAACGAGAGTGGTTCGTTTTCAAAACAGATACAGTCTTTATATAATGTACGCACTATTAGTAGCATAGATGGGTCCCATCTAGATTCATTACTCGCCGAACTTGCAGAGGGTGTTCAGTCAGATACATTCTACAACAATCCTCAGTTGATGGCAAGACTTCTTGCTAACTTCTATCGTGCGAAAGGTACAGAACAATCGGTTGAACAATTCTTTCGTGGGTTCTTTGGTGATACCGTAGAGATAGAATATCCGAAACGTAACATCTTTATTCTGAATGATCAGGATGGTGGGTCCTTTATTGGTCCAGAGAGTATTAAGTTTATTGTCGACGATAAGAAGTATCAGATCTTCTCTATCTTATTGAAGACCGGAATGAGTCTCATAGACTATGAAACAATCTATAAGAAGTTTGCTCATCCCGCTGGTTTCTATCTTGCAGCAGAAGTTGCATTATTGTCTCATGCTATTATAGGACTCCGTGCGGGTCTTACTACAGATCCATTAGAGACACCAAACTATCCAGTACCAGTCGGATCAGAAGTGGGTGGTATCAACCTACGTTCTACGTTTGCGTTGATGACACTGCGCGAGACGGACCCAGAAGACATCACATTTATTTTGAGCGCACTAGAGACGTTAGACCGTTACGACGATATATCCATCGAACGTCTAGCAGAAATTTACACAACCGTTGCGGACTGGGCATCGACTCGATCGTTTAGAATGAGTAACGATGAGATCCTCATGTCTGAAGACTTTGAACTACTTGATGGTGGTGCGGCGGAGACAGAGGTTACGGTCAGGTATAGAGATGCAGATGGTACCTTAGTAGATGTTGGTCCAGAGGTTTGGACTCCAGATATGATTGAACCACCACAACCGATGCCAACTCCAGATCCGGAACCAGAACCTGAGCCAGAACCAGAACCTGAGCCGGAACCAGAGCCGGGCCCTGAACCACAACCAGAACCAGAACCAGAACCAGAAGAGGATCTACCAGACAATATAGTCCACTACAGATCAGCATACCCAGAGTATTCGTGGGAGCAGTGGATACCGACACTTAGAGTTACAGTCAAGTGGAATGACGAAGTCGTCTACGATATAACAGGTCACGAAGATGGTTGGCCTACCAGACTCATTGGTCCAGATGGTCGCATCTATGAACGTGGTGATCAGGAGTCTTCTGACTATAACGGAAACATATTTGGTGTACTCCGCGTGGGTCCAACTCCGGAACCAGAACCTGAGCCTGAACCAGAACCAGAACCACAACCTGAGCCTGAACCAGAACCACAACCAGAGCCAGAACCGGAGCCAGGCCCTGAACCAGAACCGGAGCCAGAACCAGAACCGGAACCAGAACCGGAGCCAGAACCAGAACCGGAACCAGAACCGGAGCCAGAACCAGAACCGGAACCAGAACCAGCGGACATTCGATATTCTAAAGATGCCCCAAGATTCTACTGGTATCATGCAGACTACTATGACCCATCAAGTGATGAAGGTATGGTTTATACAGCAGTCTATTGGAATGATCAGTTAGTATTCACTGAAAATACGCCAGGGATCTTCAGAAGGTCATCTTATACTATTGGTGGTGTGACTTATACTCGTAGAGATTTAAGAGACTCTCAAGTATATGGAATACGAGACGATTTGGTTTATTGGTATGCCATCGAGAAATCTTAATAAAAATAAATAAACTATTTTAAGGGACAAACAAAAATGTCAAGAAAAATCATTAACACTGGACAGGGAGCGAACGACGGATCGGGTGATACACTTCGCACCGCCGGTGAGAAAATTAATGAGAACTTCGCTGAAATTTATAGTCTCATAACAACAGACAGCGGGATTACATTACAAGAAATTACTGACCTAGTTAATTTGTCGGTGGAAAGTTCTATTCAAGATACAGACTTTGATGAAATTGTTTCTAGCGTCGACTTGATTGGGAATATTCTAGCGCAACAAGGTATTAATACTAGTCTTATTTCTACTTTAAACACCGATGTACAAAATCTATTGTCTGGTGGCGGTCCAATCGGACCACAAGGTCCAGCAGGAACTAAGGGGCAAGACGGAACGAAAGGACCAACGGGTTGGACAGGTCCTATGGGTCCAAGAGGCACAGAAGGTCCTAAAGGTAGTCGTGGTCCAACAGGTCCAGTAGGACCAATAGGTCCAACAGGTACAGAAGGTCCTAAAGGTAGTCGTGGTCCAACAGGTCCGGTGGGTCCTATCGGACCAACAGGTACAGAGGGTCCTAAAGGTAGTCGTGGTCCAACAGGTCCAGTAGGACCAATAGGTCCAACGGGTACAGAGGGCCCGCAAGGTTCTCAAGGACCGACAGGTCCAGTAGGACCAATAGGTCCAACGGGTACAGAAGGACCGCAGGGTTCTCAAGGACCGACGGGTCCAGTAGGTCCTATCGGACCAACAGGTACAGAAGGACCACAAGGTTCTCAGGGTCCAACAGGTCCAGTAGGACCGATAGGTCCGACAGGCACAGAAGGACCACAAGGTTCTCAGGGTCCAACAGGTCCAGTGGGTCCTATCGGACCAACAGGTACAGAGGGTCCACAAGGACCACAGGGTACAATTGGTTTACAAGGGCCAATAGGTCCAACAGGAACAGAAGGACCACAAGGTTCAGCAGGTCCAACAGGTCCACTGGGTCCTATCGGACCAACGGGTACAGAAGGACCACAAGGTTCACAGGGTCCGGTTGGTACACAAGGACCACAGGGTCCAACGGGTACAGAAGGACCACAAGGTTCAGCAGGTCCAACAGGTCCACTGGGTCCTATCGGACCAACGGGTACAGAAGGACCACAGGGTCCACAAGGTTCAGCAGGTCCAGTAGGACCACAGGGCCCGACGGGTACAGAAGGACCACAGGGGTCTCAAGGACCAACAGGTCAAACAGGACCACAGGGACCAACGGGTACAGAAGGACCAAAGGGTCCACAAGGTTCAGCAGGTCCAGTAGGACCACAGGGACCAACGGGTACAGAAGGTCCGATGGGAACTATGGGTCCAAGGGGTCCGGTTGGTCCGCAGGGAATTGCAGGAACAGAAGGGCCACAGGGTCCAGTAGGAACAACAGGTCCAGTTGGTCCATCGGGTCCAGCTGGAACAGAGGGACCGCAGGGTCCAACAGGAACTAAAGGTCCAGCCGGCACAAAAGGACCAGCAGGAACAGAAGGACCACAAGGAACAAAAGGACCTTCAGGTACTGTCGGCCCACAAGGCCCAGTTGGTACAGAAGGACCTAAAGGTGATTCAGGTCCACAGGGTCCAGCGGGTCCAACAGGTCCAACAGGAACCATAGGTCCACAAGGTAGTGCGGGACCAAAAGGACCGCAAGGCACTGTCGGTTTACAAGGAACCATAGGTCCACAAGGTAGTGCGGGACCAAAGGGTCCAGCAGGAACAGAGCCAGGACCGGCAGGTACCAGAGGTCCTCAAGGGGATCCTGGCCCAGCAGGTCCAGCAGGAACAGAGCCAGGGCCGCCTGGGACTAGAGGTCCACAAGGATCACCAGGCCCGCAGGGCACGGCAGGACCACAAGGTACTCAGGGTATTCAAGGTCCACAGGGAACGTCAGGTCCTCAAGGTATCAGAGGTACTATTGGTTCACAAGGTCCAGTGGGTCCAACAGGAACAAGAGGTCCAGTAGGTCTACGCGGAACGCAAGGGCCTCAAGGAACACAAGGTATTCAAGGCACGACAGGACCTCAAGGTATTAGAGGTACTATTGGTCCGCAGGGCACAGCAGGTCCTCAAGGTACACAGGGTCCTATAGGAACACGTGGTCCACAGGGTATCGCAGGTCCACAGGGTAGTGCGGGACCAAAGGGTCCGATCGGTACTAGAGGTCTTATTGGTCCACAAGGTACTCAGGGTGATCAAGGAACTAAAGGTCCAGTTGGTACTAGGGGTATACAAGGTTCTCAAGGTCCACAGGGGTTGCGGGGTTCGCAGGGTCCAGTTGGTTCGAGAGGTCCTATCGGTCTACAAGGGACTCAAGGTCCACAGGGCACCGCAGGACCGCAAGGTATTAGAGGTACTATTGGACCACAGGGAACTCAAGGTATTCAGGGAACGTCAGGTCCTCAAGGTATCAGAGGCACTATTGGACCACAGGGAACTAAAGGTATTCAGGGAACGTCAGGTCCTAAAGGTATCAGAGGTACTATTGGTTCACAAGGACCGCAGGGTCCGACAGGAACTAAAGGTCCAGTGGGCACTAGAGGTCCTATTGGCCCACAAGGTACTCAGGGTGATCAAGGAACTAAAGGTCCAGTGGGCACTAGAGGTCCTATTGGTCCAATCGGTACTCAAGGCGATCAAGGCACTAAAGGTCCAGTCGGAACCAGAGGTCCTATTGGTTCACAGGGTCCACAGGGTCCAGTCGGAACCAGAGGTCCGGTGGGTCCGCGTGGTACAATTGGTTCACAAGGTCCAAAAGGTCCGACAGGAACAAGAGGTCCAGTAGGTCTTCGCGGTACTAAAGGTGATCAAGGAACTAAAGGACCAACAGGAACACAGGGTCCAGTAGGTCCACGTGGTACTAAAGGTGATCAAGGAACTAAAGGACCAACAGGAACCAGAGGTCCAGTGGGGCCACGTGGTACTATTGGTTCACAAGGACCAAAAGGTCCGACAGGAACAAAAGGTCCAGTAGGTCTTCGCGGTACAATTGGTTCTCAAGGACCAAAAGGTCCAACAGGAACCAGAGGTCCAGTAGGTCTGCGCGGCACTATTGGTTCACAGGGTCCAAAAGGTCCAACAGGAACAAAAGGTCCAGTAGGTCTTCGCGGTACAATTGGTTCTCAAGGACCAAAAGGTCCGACCGGATCGAAAGGACCACGAGGAACTAAGGGTCTACAAGGTTCTCAAGGTCCACGAGGTTCACAGGGACCGAAGGGTGATCAAGGTACAAAGGGTCTACAGGGTACTAAAGGTGATCAGGGTACAAAGGGTCTACAGGGTACTAAAGGTGATCAGGGTACTAAGGGTGATCGAGGTACAAAGGGTCTACAGGGTACTAAGGGTCTACAGGGCACTAAGGGACCACGAGGCACTAAGGGACTACAGGGATCAAGAGGACCACAAGGTTCACAGGGACCGAAGGGTGATCAAGGTACAAAAGGTCTACAGGGTACTAAAGGTGATCAGGGTACTAAGGGTGATCGAGGTACAAAGGGTCTACAGGGAACTAAGGGACTACAGGGATCAAGAGGAGCAACCGGATCGAAAGGACCACGAGGCACTAAGGGACTACAGGGATCAAGAGGACCACAAGGTTCACAGGGACCGAAGGGTGATCAAGGTACAAAGGGTATACGGGGTACTAAGGGACTACAGGGATCAAGAGGAGCACAAGGTTCAAGAGGTCCTGCCGGTTCGAGAGGACCACAGGGTTTAACAGGTACACGTGGAGCTCAAGGTCCAGTTGGTAATGTAGGTAATGCGGTTGTCTTCCAAACACAAACCACTTTAGGCGGAAACAATCCATCTAACGCCACTCTATCCGCAACAGTGAGAAACTTCGGAAGTAGAAATGAAGTTCTTTCGGGAGACGTGGTGTGGTATGTTGCTGACGGTCGAGTATTCCAAGCAACCGCGACTGGTGCGCCTGGTGCTAATGTGAACTTCGCAGAAAGAACCAGCAATGGTTCGGGTATCCTAAGTGCGAGCGCTTTGATATTCTCCACGACAGCTGGTAACGGTACCGTTCTAAATGAAAACGGTATGGCAATCTTCGAAGGTGGTGATAAAAGAGTAGTTATTGGAAACCTAAGTAGTACATTCAATGCACCGACATAATTGATAACGGGGGGTGTAATTCCCCCCATTTTTTATGGATACCAAATGATAGCAAACCTATGCGCGTATAAGTACCCCGTCATATATGGAAACTGGGCGGAGATGTATTGTTATGTAACCCTCGCTCTTTCTAATCTTGGATACACAGTAAATAGAAGTCCTTATATAGACTCTCCCAGTTTACAACACATGACGGAACAGGGAATTGTAGACAACCCCGATGATCTTTATATTTACAACCACACGTTTTTAGAAGAACTAAACACGAGAGGACTTATACGGGGACCCAACGTCCTTATATTAAAACCCACGGGACCTACATCCAAACACTTTACTATTGACCCCATAGGATACGCTGCGGCCTCGTCGATAACCTACACTAAACCCAACTTTGAAAACTATGACAGCACGTCGTTCTTTAATACTGACGTAGTAAGTTACATCAATGATAGAGAATCCAAGTGGTCGGACAGACAAGATGAGTTTGGTTTCTTACAAGAAGAATTAGATGTTCCAAATGATCATGTTTTGGTTATAGGACAAATGCCCGCAGACCAAACGGTGACCGAAATGTCTTTTGGAAACCATTGGACCAAGATGTGTTCTATTGTCGAAGAGCTTATGGGAACACAGCCTGTTGTGGTTAAACTTCATCCAACTCTCAAGAAAGAATGTGATGACTGGGAAAAGTATCAAACTAAGATAGATGAGTGGAGAGAAAATGGAGTTACAGTTTTTGATGACTTCCAAAGTTTATACGATATCTTACCCAAGACCAGAGTTGCAATCTTAGAGAACAGTACGGCGGGAATCGAATGTGCCATGCATGATGTCCCAATGATATCATACGGTTATCCAGAATACCATTGGATCACAAAAGACCTTAGACACTTATCACAGTTGAAGTTATATGTTCGAGATCTGTCTTGGTTTGATTTAGAAAGGTCACGTAGTTTCATTGCATGGTACTGTCAACAGTATCAGTGTTATGACTACGAAAGCACCTTCAAAAGGATTAAAGAACTTTTATTCAAAGGTTCTTGATAAATTGTTATAAATATGAAATATTATTTCTATTCAGGAAAGATGAAATGCCAGCCATTGTTAGACAACCATTGCGAACCTCACTTGCGAAGGATCTTCTAGCGAGTGTCCTTGGTCCTGAGTCTGACTACTACATCGGTATCGGCAAGTCCGATATCTTTGGTTCAGATGATACAGTTCCGGCACCTATAGATTCTTCAGCAGAAGAACGAGAGTTCAGAAACAATTTACAGTCCGTAAAGAAAGTTGAAGGTGCGGTGATGGTCACTCGCCGATATAACTGGACGAACGGAAACAAGTATCAGGGATGGGACGATAACGTCTCGCAGACAGGTAGCGAGTTCCCATTTTATGTCATGAACAGTGCAAAGGAAGTATACCTTTGTTTGTCACATGGTATTGATGATACTGGTACCCATCAACCGTCGACAGTAGAACCAAACTACTATACCGATGCAGAACAAGATGTCAATCTGGAACCACCAGAGCCCATGCAGTGGAAACCATTTATTCTATCTGACGGGTACACTTGGAAGTACATGTTCTCTCTGACTCCTGAAAATATATACACCTTCTTATCATCTAACCACATCCCAGTACAACCATTAGAAGATGAACTGAGTGATGGTGATTCTATTGAAGATCTGCAATGGCATGTTGCCGACAAGGCAATCGGTGGTCAGATCATTAGTATCATAGTTACCGATGGTGGTGAGGGTTATGACCAGAACAACCCCCCAGTTGTAAAGATTGAAGGCGATGGCACCGACGCGACTGCAACCGCAGTTGTTGATACAAACGGACAGGTCGTAAGAATAGATTTAGCATATCGTGAAACTGTTGGGGATATTCCAACTAGAAAAACAATCACATCATACGGATCGGGATATAGTCGTGCGTTAATAACTATCGAAGGTGGTAATGGTGAGGGCGAGGCCGATGCAAAGGCACGTCCGGTTATTACGACCTCTACCGGACTAGGTGCTGACGCATCATCTGATTTCAAAACAAGTTCGGTCCTAATGACTATCAAACCAAACGGAGATGAGAACAACAGGTTTATCTTAGAAAACTCATTCCGACAGATTGGTATACTCAGGGGTCCTAAGAAACAGGATGGTACCCCTTATACCGGCGCAGGTGATAAGTGTCTATCGTCATTCACCTTAAACAACAATGCTCCGTTTGATCATGGAGAGTTAGTTGAGGCGTCATCACCGTCCGGAGAAAATAATAGTCTTTTGTCAACGGGCGCAGTCGCATATGTCAATGAAGTTAAAGACAAGACAGTTTATTATCATCAAAATATGACTACAGGGTTTACTCCCTTTGGTCCTAACCACGCCGTTACTCAAGTGAGCAACAGCTCTAAGTCTGGAGTTATAGATTTCGTCACCGTAACATATGGCATCGACCGATACACAGGTGAGGTACTATACATCGAGAACCACCCACGCATTCGTCGTGACGCGGAACAACAAGAAGACATTAAAGTAGTCATCACGGTCTAGGATAAATCATGGCAATCGAAGATAACAAACCACAACCAGTAACTGACACAACATTTAAGATTAATTATCGTGACTACTATGATGAGAATGATGGGTATCATCGTGTCTTATTCAATTCTGGTCGTGCGTTACAAGCTCGAGAGTTAATCGAACTACAGACGATCATCCAAGAGGAGATCTCTCGATTTGGTGGTAACGTATTCAAAGAGGGTGCGTTAGTTAAACCAGGCGGCGTCACTGTAGACAATAAAGTCGAGTTCGTTAGATTCACCGAAACCAGTATAGTACCATCGGATATTCAGACACTCACTCATGATGAGAGTGGTATTAAGGCAAAGGTCCTTTCAGTAGATGTAGAATCCAAAACTATCTACGTGCAATACACCGACACTCTGGGTGCAGGTGGTGGTGAAACCGCACCAAGGTTTGCTGTAGGCGATCGCCTTGAGGCAGGAGAGGTAGCGGCATCGGGTCTTTCGACTTGGGCATATTTTGCTTCCGGTGACTACTTTGTTCAAGGACACTTCGTCCATGCGGTTGGTGGTGAAATGATCATCGATCCGGAAGGGACTAGTTACCTAGACGCAGATGGTAGATCTACCCCAATCGATATTGGTTTCAAAATTGAAGAAGTTGTTTTCACAGAGAGTGAAGATCCGGAGTTATACGACAACCAAGGGGACGTTGTAAATCAAACTTCACCAGGCGCACACCGTTACAAAATTATATTAACACCATCCACTCGCGAACAGTCCAACGAAAATAATTTTGTTTTTGTTGCTCGTGTCCTTAATGGCGAGATCACTCGTGAGGTCACAAGTCACGATGGATACAACCGTATCAACAAGTTGCTTGCACAGCGCACTAAAGAAGAATCCGGTGATTATGTTGTACAAGACTTTACCGCAGTCTTCGAAGATAAGAATGATCAGGAACTAATACTAGATGTCTCTGAAGGTATAGCATACGTAGACGGATACCGATTAGATATCGGCCGCACAGAAATAAATGTACCACGTGCACAGTCTTCAAAGAAACTAGATCTAGATAATATTCCAGCATCATACGGTAACTGGGTTTACCTAGATCTTTCTGGAACAACTGGTCTGGGTGATATTGCGAACTTCGGTAAACTCGATCTAATTGGATCTGACGGTGATCCGAATAATGTTTTGGGTTCAACTTTCTTACGTGGTATTGAAGAAGACCAATCTGGCTTCCGAGCATACATTTTTAATACGGTCACTAATGTTGATGTGTCCTTCAGTGAAGTTCATGAAATGGTTACCCCAGACGGGTCGTCCGTATTAAAACTAAGACGTGAATCAGATTCAGGTTCGACGATATACAGCACTACTGATAACAATCTTTTATTTCCATTGTCTCAATCGAGTCCAGTGGGAAGTACTGTAACCAAGATATCTTACACTCAACAAGTAGTGAAGGTAGGAGAGTCTCCTGAAGATGATAATACAATCTCTATCCTTGATGGTCGCGAAACTCAGAACTGGATTCTTTCTAAAGATGGAGTTGGCATTGAAGAGAATGTTGTCCCAACCTTATCAGGAACTTATGAGAACCTTGATGCGAACGCGACATACACTATTCTTTATTATCAGACAATACAACCTAGCAATAAGAGTAAGACTTTAACATCAACTACTATCAGTGTAACAAGTGGATACGATCTTATTTCGTCTCAGGTAGTAGATGGGTATGAGATTGAAAATATACTTCTAACAGTTAATAATCAGTCTTCCGATATCACCTTCATGTATGAGATGGATAACGGTCAACGCGACAACTTCTATGACTTTGTTAGATTTAACTTAAAGCCAGGCAATACTATACCGGATGGTGCTGAAGTCTCTATTAGATTTAAACACTTCGAACATTCTACTACCGGAGGTTTCTTCTCTGCGGCATCATATGGAACTGAAGCAGAAGGCCAGTTGACTTACGATGAAATACCATCTTACACTATGTCTAACGGTAATACGCAATCTCTACGTGACGTTATAGATTTCCGTCCATCGAGAAATTCAAATGGGACATTCAAGGTGATGCCTTTACCACAGAATGCATCTTCCCTTACTTTGAATGAAGTAGAGTACTATCTACCTCGTATTGATGTTTTGGTTGCTAACGTCGTTGATAGTTACGGTGATGTAGGATTTGGAGAACTACAAGTAATACAGGGTCAACCAGCAGTATCTCCTAGACCACCAGAGGTCCCAACAGGATCTTTACCTCTATATGTGTATCGACTTAACGCATATACTTTTAATTCAACAGATCTTACAATGGAGAAGCAATCCCATAAGCGATATACCATGAAGGATATTGCTAAGATCGAGAACAGACTAGAAGGTCTATACGAATTGACGACTCTAAGTTTACTGGAGTCTAGTACCCAATCAATGGATGTATTAGATTCATCTGGTAACCCTAGAACCAAAGCAGGATTCATTGCAGACAACTTCTCCTCGTTTAACTTCTCCGATGTGAATAGTGTAGACTATCGCGCGTCGGTTGAAACCACGAGTGGAGAACTACAACCATCATTCAGAGAGAATCTAGTTAGACTGAAGCATGACGAATCGCAAGGAAGTTCATCTCGTACTGGAGACTACGCAACTCTACCATACACTCACGCCTCGTTCATAACACAAGACGTGGCCACGAGTACAATGAACATTAACCCGTTCTCGGTCATCACACAGGAAGGTCACATCACACTATCACCATCAAGTGATGAGTGGGTAGAGACACAGACTCTGCCACCAATTATGCAGACCGTTGTACGTCGCACACCAATTGAAACAGGTTTCAATGACCTGTGGAGATGGGAAAACGCGCCTGGGGGCATTGGTAACTTCAGACAAGCGCAACGCAATCGATTCGAAAGAATGATAGACACCGTGTCGACACAGACACCTCTTGCTCGCTCAATTCAAGAGTTCGTTGGAGAACGTGTCGCAGGTGTTGAAGTCATTCCATTCATGCGATCACGTCTAGTATCATTCAAGGCAGAAGGTCTTCGTCCGAACGCGAAAGTGTGGGCATACTTCGGTAACCGAAACGTCTCTGCGTGGTGTCGACCAACAAACACATTCGTTGAGTTCTCGACAACTGATTCCGAAGTGGGATCGTCCCAATCATCTGCGACAGGTATCGTAGGATCAGGTCAGTTGACAACCAACGACAGAGGTGAAGTCGTCGGCGAATTCTTAATTCCAAACACAGACGCATTAAGATTCCGTACAGGAACTCAAGACTTCCAGATCTTAGACATCAACGTAAATACCTCAGATGCGAGACTGACAAGAACACAGGCTGCGGAGTCGTTGACAAACTCTACCGCTCCTTACACATCAACAGGAACTATCGAGTCTATCCAACGCACAATTAGAACCACGCGTATACCACAAAGAGTTCGTCGTCGTAAGGATCCACTCGCACAGTCGTTCTTCGTTGATCCGGCAGAGAACCCAAATGGAATTTTCCTAACCAAGGTACGCGTCTACGTACAGAGCAAAGACTCTACGATTCCGATGCAGGTTCAAATTCGACCAGTAGAAAATGGCATACCTACAACTACTATTGTACCAGGCTCGGTAAAGTTTGTCAAACCAGACGACATCACGCTCGCACCTAACACAGACATTGCAAGTATCCGATCTAACGGAACGACCGTTGAGTTTGACGAACCAGTATATCTAACCGCAGGGGAAGAGTATGCGATTGTCCTACTTGCAGAGTCGGTTGAGTATAACGTATATGTAGCACAGACCTACGAGACTATCATCGGTGGTAACGAAGGTAAGGTATCAAAACAACCTTCACTTGGTTCTCTGTTCATGTCACAGAGTGGTTCGACATGGACGCCAGACCAGACCAAGGACTTGATGTTTGAACTGGAACGTGCAGAGTTTGATGCGTCCGGTGCTGTACATTTAATCAACAGTGATCTACCTTCTGTATCTTTGGAAGATTCTCCATTTAGTACAACAGAAAGCTCTAATCGAGTATTAGTCAGACACGAAGGTCACGGTTTCACTAGATTTGATCAGGTAACATTCTCTGGATCTACTTCAGTAGGTGGTCTCGACTTAAATGGAACATTTACTATTGACAACGTGACTTCTACAGGGTATACTATCGTAACTGGTCAGACAACTACAGCTACATCAACTTCTGTTGGTGGCAGTAATTCAGTCATTGCGACTCAGAACGTTATGTTTGACGAATTCACTCCTCAAGTTTCCTCTATCATGCCTAACGGAACATCTGTGTCTTCTACATCACAGAGATGTAAGGGTGCATCATATGCTGGGGATGGAGAGAATGGTCGTAATCCAAATTCAAGTGGACTCTCATATAACAGAAATATCACTCAAGATGTTGTACTAAACGAAGTCAACACAGGATCACATCCTTCTGTTATCGCAACTACAGATAACAAACAGAGTCACAGTATTGAATTTATCTTGTCTCTTCAGACTTCAGACAGCAGGGTCTCTCCTTTGATAGATCTACAAAGAGTTTCTATGCTTGCTCTAGAGAATATTATCGGGGACCAATCGGAAGCGCAACACACCACAAGACCTACAACTATTGATGAAAGTTCAGTCGGTCTGAAAGTGGTCTTCGGTGCGAATAGACCGACAGGATCAACGTTTGAAGTCTATATCAAAACTTCTGTTGATGATGATTCTTTAGTCAATGCCTCTTGGATAGAAATGCCTATCGATAGTCAAGTACCTTCAGATGATAATATATCAGTGTTCCGTGAGTATGAGTACACACAGGAAACCTCTAGTCCATTTAATGCGTTCCAAGTCAAGGTTGTTATGAAATCAAACAACTCATCCAAGTCACCACGCATTCGTGACTTACGCGTAATCGCACTGGCAACGTGATGAATAAATACCAGAAGGTCGAAGGACACAGTAATCTAGTAAGAGACAAACAGACAGGGGCGATCCTAAACACCAACCGTGCAGAGATCGCAAAGGCGAGAAAAATAAAAGAGGCTAAGAGACTAGAGACGGAAAGAATGAACTCACTCACGGAAGAGGTAACCACTCTGAAGAACGAGATGTCTGAGATCAAACAATTACTTACCCTTCTAGTGGAGAACAACGAATGAGTCACGGCGACGACACAATACAGATCATTAACCTCGCGGACAATATCAACGCGGCGTTTGATAAGATCAACGAGAACTTCGAATTACTAGATGCGGGTCTAACTCGTGACGAAGTTATAGCCCTTATAACGGAACACTTGAATGGTAACCCTCACTTTGATGAGTCAGCCATCCGCGCATTCTTAAAGGACGCAGACCTTGATATTGGTAATGGTAAAATTACCTACAGTAACAACTATGCCACTTTTGGGGAATTGCCAGATGCATCTTCGTATCATGGTATGTTCGCTCATGTTCACAACCCGCCTGCCGCATACTATGCGCACGGTGGACAATGGATTGAACTTGCGAACAAGAGTGATGTTGGATCAAGTGATTTTGATGGAGACTATAACAGTCTAACTAATAGACCATCTATACCGACTGACTTAGACGACTTGAGTGACGTTCAGTTTAGTTCTCAAGTGTTGATCGGACATGTCCTAAAATGGGATGGAACCAAGTGGACTAACCTAGAAGACGCCAGCGGTGGCGGTGGTGGTCCAACTGACCCAGGCGAAAACGGAACCTCTTTCTATCAAGCGACAATCTACCAGAGGTCTCCAACTCAACCGACGACACCTAGTGGCGGTACGTTCGACTTCCCTACAGCCACACTAACTCCACCATCGGATTGGGAAGGAACTATCCCAACTGGCGACGATGACCTATGGGCATGTAACTTCCTATTCAGAGATTACCTATCGCAACAGGGAACTATCACTGCAACTGATTGGTCAGAACCATATAGACTGGCTGGTCTAATCGATGTCAACTCTAACGGTGAGTCATACGCACAGTTGTCTATCTATCGTAGATGGTCACCCCCAGAAGACGGCAGTGAGCCAGTTCTTCTTGCACCGGACGGAGGATCTTTTGATTTTGATCCTTCAGTAGAAAATCCTTTAACTCCACCAAATGACTGGTACTTGACTCCACCTTCAGTGGACGTTCAAGCGGGAGATTTGTATGTGAGCGCAGGCATCGCCACTACAAACGGATTAGATGAAGGAGTGACATTAGATACTAGCATCTCTTGGTCCAATCCACAGAAAACAAGCACTGGACTAGATGGACAAGATGGTCGATCTATTTTCGAGAAGGCAGTTTATCGTAGAGTTCAAAAACCAGCTGGATGGTCGATTGGTGATGATCTTCCCGCACCACCAAAACCAGTGGGGGGTTTCTTTAACTTCGGTGAAGAGGTCTTTGGTAAAACTGCACCGGACATACCCGCCCCACTAGATGACGCAGACGGCAACACCGGCGTTTGGTATGCTGGAGTCCCAACATGGGACCCAACTTCGGGCGAACCCGCTGGAGATGTATGGTCATCTGTCTATGCGTTCAGTGTCGTAGGTGATACGGGAACGGACATAGCAGTTGATGAAAACTGGAGCGAACCTACAATAGGTATTTTAGATAGCGTATCGACATATCGAAAGTCACTATACGCTCGTTCCGCAACTAGACCGACTACTGACTTTTCGAACAATAATGTAATTTATAGTTTTACTCACGACAAGTTCTTAACTATAGGTCCCGACACCGATGCGGTCAATGGTATCGATGGCCTTCCATTTTGGTATGAAGAGCCACCAGAACTAGACCTAGACGATCCGATGGATCTGTGGGAAGTAACAACCACTGCGAGTTTGATCGGGTATCTTGGAGAAGATAGAGATCTAACATTCGGAGATATCAAGCGAGTTCTTAACTATGCGATTGATGCAGAGGACGGATTCAGTTTTGTTCAGTTAAATGTCTATCAGTGGGCATCGACTAATCCAGGCGAACCACCTTCGGATGGCACTTTTGATTTTAGTTCTAAGACGTTTACTGTGCCTACTGGTTGGTATAGAAATGTTCCAGACCCAGATCCTAATGATGGCCCTTTAACACTATACGTCTCCTCTGGTGTCGCAAGTACTCTGGGATTGACAGAAGCGGACAATAATGTCGATAGTAATATTGAGTGGTCTACCGCAGATGCAACTACCGCAGGTGGTTCGGGCCGAGACGGTCGATCGACATTTAGGGCGGTCATCGTAACGAGAACAAACGATGTTCCGGTCAGTGATGGAGGCACTTTAGTTCCACCAACAGGAGGTGTTGTTAACTTCGCAGGAACCACCAAGACTGGCACAAGTCAAGAACTGTCAGGTGCTAATGTTGGAGGCAACACTTCATTCCCACCTAACTCAGTAACTCCTCCGGTTGGGTGGTATGATCATGTTTCTGATATTCCGGCGACCTTAGTTCCAGACGGAAAAGTCTGGGCGGTAGAACAAACTTTCGCTATCGACGGCGACGACTCTATAGATGTTGGTGGCACATGGTCCGAACCATACGAAGATCACAACAACGGTGAGGATGGTTACTCGACCTTCTCCGCATCTGTTTATAAAAGAAGTGCGGTCAAACCAGCAGCAGACGGAAGTGGTGAGTGGGGACCAGTCGGTGCGACATATAGTTTTACCGATGATGTCGTTGTATTTACAAACCAAAACATAACGGACGGTTGGTCAGAAGACCCACAAGAATCTAACGATGCGAAAGATCCTCTATGGTTGTGTCGCGCAACGGCAACAACCAAAGGTCTCACCGGAACAGACGCGACACTGACTTGGTCGGAACCAGTTAAGGTATCTTCTGACGGTGAAAATGGACAGCCTGGTTCTGGTATTGTTGTGGACTTGAGCAATGAAAACCATTCTATTACAGCACAATTTGATGGTACTCTATACAGCAATTCTCTCGTTGGTGCGTTTACCACTTTGCAAGCCTTTAACGGTGATGATGCAATAGACCTTTCGAACGAAACCATTGACATATCACTTTCTGAAGGTGTCAGTCAAGGAAGCGGACCTAATGATGTAAATTGGACAACCGCAGATTTATCAACATCAATAACTCACGTCGGCGCAAACGTTGATGAATTTACATTAACCTTTACTGTCCTGAATAGATCTGCCGTATTTACTCTAACTAAAATTAAAGCAGCTGCACCCGGCCAACCCGCTACAGTATATCGTTTAATAAACAGTGCTAGTGTTATTAAGTCTAATCCAAATAATACTGAACATGAACCATCACAACTTTTTGTTACCGCATTTAAGTATACTGGTGGACTGGCGCCCGCAATCGCGCTTACAGGAACGACATTAATATTAAAAACTAATGATGTTGATACAGTAGTTGAAAGCGCAACTGACGGTACATTGATATGGGATGTTGCTGATAATACTACTTCCATAAATGTAGAACTTTGGGTACCAGACACCAGCGGAGTGAAGGTTGATGAAGAAAACATTCCTGTCGTATTCGATGGAACTGATTCTGGAGATGTTACAGTTCCTCCTAGATTTGAGTCTGGTTATGTTTATTATCAAGTTGCTGATGGATCGACAAATGGTCCAGCAAAACCTTCTGCAAATTCATTCACGTTTGCGGGCGCTGGCGGGAACTCAGGAACCGATGGAGTCTTTGTAAATCTCACCGACGACTGGTCTGCTAACCCACCAGGCGATACGAATCTTGAAGGAACATTCTGGGCGGCCAGATTCACGGCATTTGAAGATACCGCCGGAGGCGGCACAGCGACAGGTGACGCAACAACCGAGAACGGAAACTTACACTTCAGCACTCCTTTCAAGAATTTCTCATTCAATGGTTTAGTGACTTTCGAGAATCTGAGTGATGAGTTGGTTAACATGGATGACCAAAGTTCCCGCATCACCACTATTGATGGTGGTAAGATTACGACGGGCGAACTAGATGCAGATAAAGTTGAAATCAGAAAACTTTCAGCTAAACAAGGCACTTCTGGAGAACGAACAGAAGTTAGTCAAGATGGAGTAAAAGTATATTCTGCCGGTGGTAATGGCGCGGGAATTCTAAGGGTTAAATTAGGAGATCTGTCATGAGTCAAGGTGTAGAAGTATATGATCCTACTACCGGCTCTGTAGTTTGGTCAAGCAACCAAAGACAGACTAATGTTCAAGTTTATGCCTACTTCGATTTAGCATCAAACTCAAATCCGACATTTACTTGTGCTGATGCGAACGATAGTTCTCAGGTATTGATAACATTCAAATCTACTAATTTTAATTTGATTCCGTCTTATGAGGGCGTGTCAGTTACCAATAGAACCTCTACAGGTTTTAATTTATCGGGAAACACCCAGACCGGATGGGTAATCGCAGTGAGGATTAGATAATGGCATATGGATTAAAGGTAGAGGGTACTGACGCTGGTGGAACTTTTCTTGTAACAGATACTGATAAGAATTTAAGAAACTTGCGCGTAGTGGACTACGGAACTAATGATACTCAAATTACTTTAGATTCCGCATTACAGTCCAACGACCTTTTGTTTGTTAAAAACCCACAAGAACCGCCTGGTGGTTGGGAAACCTATCAAAGATATTATACTGATCCGGAGGGTGGCCAGACGTTACAGCTCTATTGGACTGGACCAACATATTATTATATTACTCTATCTGAAGATGAGAAAACCATAAATTTCAAGGGCGGAAGAATAGGAAGTATAGGTGGTCAAAATAGAGGCTATGTAAGATGGTATGCCTATCAAAAATGGGATGTAGCCTTTGATTGGTTCCTAGTTCGTGATGTTGGTCAGATTGTCAGTGATGGTTTATCTAGTAACGAAACTCACGGTATTCAGATTTTAACCGAAGAAGTAAATGGTGTTCAG